CCATCACGTCTTCCCCTAATTGTTTCATGTCGACTGAAACATTTTTGGAGAATCTCCCTTCCACTTATGATGAACCATACATGATTCGACCCATGATTTCTTTTTACATTTTCACAATATCTAGAATTTGTCGCCGCGAAGTATGTTTCTTTGTTTTTGAATAGTTTAGTGATGTATGCACACCCTTGACCCTCCATATTTTTTCGAATAAATGTTTCTATTTTGTGTTTCAATTCTTCATCATAGATTTCATTATTCATTTGTTCATCTGAAAAGGAATTTTCTTTGATTTTCAAAGATACAGAAGGTGGTTCTACCGTAACTGTCGTAGGTGCATCGGTTCGAACGGCTGACATTTTAAGAATTTCAACGGTTGGGTCCTGACCTATTCTCGTGAGAGAACCAACTTTGTATATGAAAACAGGAAGATACGCCAGTTGGTCTACTCTACCATTATCACAATCTTTACACCCTTTACCATCACACGCTTCATGTTTTGCTCGTTTATACGACCATGGCATTCTAAATCCACTCCCCTTTGTCTTTCTACGTGCGTCACCGTATACAGATGAATCGATAATTGCATTCCAATCCATATTACTCTTAAATTTTGAGAGGGACACGAGAATGTGTTCACGGAGTGAGATGGCAGATATCTGATCAACCACAAAATTGGGCCAATTGAGGTGTACACCAGTTTTAATTAGGTCACCTGACGGTTTGGGTTGTGAGACAGAAATAAGACACTCTTTACCACCGTGGAACTTTACCGTCTCACAAATAACCTTAGAAATGTCCTGAATCTCATCGATTCCTAGGGGCTCTGGGTCTTTATAATCGATATCCACGAAAAAGTTATACGTCTCACTCTTTTGTTCGACGACGTAAATCCTTTCTCCCGATTTTACAGCCTTAATATACATATCGTAAAATTCATTCAATCTATCAAACGGCACAGAGAGTTTACCCCCATCCATGAGCACGTGTGATAGATTGGTAGCATTATTGAATCTTTGTGACCAATTCTTAAACATACCTTATTATTGTTCATCATCTCTAAACCATTTCATACAGGAAACGTCCTGGTATTCTTTTGTTTTAGAAAGTTCCTTCTTAAAGGTTAACAATTCATATACTGTTTTTTCTTCATTTTGTTTGAGCCATTCTTGAATTTCCTCTTCGCACATACCCCTGTTCTTCTCTAACAGTTCACTTATCTGCCTTAAAATGAAAGCCTTGGACTTCATTATTTAATAGAGAAGGTTTTTCTGTTATGAGAACTTATGCACGCATAAAATTTAGGATTTTTTATGACATTATCTATGATGAGTTTCCAACGTTTACGTGAGTTGAATTCTTCGAGTGTATCATAACTCATATAATCGTTTTCGTCGTGTGTTTTTCGTATGGGTTGATTGTTCATCTTTTTAATTTGTGTCTTGTGTTTTTCTTCATAGAATTTTCGTATTTGGGTTTGTTGTTCTGATCGGTTATAATTAACGAAAAATATATATACATTATATTCCAGGTCTACCGTTGGACTTTCTTTGTGTATAAATTTAAATTCTGTGTATTCACCATTCTTGAGGGAGACAACTCCACGTGTCTCCTCCTCCAATTCTCGTAGTGCGCATCGTAAAGGATTGAATATTTCTCTTCGTCTACACCCTCCTGTGACAAAAATCCAATCCTTGAAGCGCCAATCTCTCACTGTGAGAAACCGAGGTTTCCCATCGATAAAGCTAACCGGTATTGCAATCGCTTTGTACTTCTTCATTGCGCATTCGCAAGTTATAATAAGGTGATATGTTTATTCGTCCTCCTTTACATCACTTTTTTCGGGTTCCTCCTCTGTCTCAGGAACAGATGGTTCTTCGGGGGGAGCGCTGAGGTGCCTGACGACCTGGGCTGAAAAATTCTTAAACCCGTCAATATCCTTTTTAGTTTTGTTTAACTCTTTAAAAAGGAAAACGAGTGCTACGGCACACACGATGGTCGCGACAATCAAAAGTGTGTCTTTCGTAACCGGAATCATTTATAAATAAAAATAACATCTTCTTTTTAAGTATTCTACATCACGGCACCCATTTTGGTTTTACCGGGAGTGGGACACTCGTAAGGTGTCTGAGCGAATTGAACGGCTTCGTAATGCGCATTTTCACATGATTTCTGTGTGGCTGGCGTTGTGGGCTGACCGACAAAGGTTTCAAGTGTCCTGGACTTAGGATCGTACGTCAATACAAAAACGATGGAGAGAAGAAAAACTATTTTCCAAAGCATCTTTTACTAATTAGTTAGAATATAATAGACCACCCATACCATTTTCCACCCTTAAAATGTTGTAATTAACGGCATAAATATCCTTGGTGACCGACCGAGTATCGTTAATGATACGAGCCGAATCAAGTCGAGAAAAGTTGAGGGTACCAGTGGGCTGCAGCTTACCAGTCTCGAGGCAGAAAGGGTAGGTGAAGAGCTTGGTGGCGGGGGTAGAGTTACCATGGGAGGTGTGGTAATAGAGAGGAACCGAGGTGTAGTTAGGGTTGGCAAATTTGAAGTCGGCAACATCGGTACCGTTAATTTGGAGCTTGAGCTTGTTATCATCATTGAGGATCTCAAGAGCAGAGCTGTCCGCCGAAGTGAGATACTTGACGGGGTGGTTGAAGTTCAGCTCCTGCATCTTGGAACCGGAAGATACAGCCTTCTGGACCTGGGTGATGAGCATGTTAAGAGGTTCAGCTGCGAACATCTCACGCTCCTGGGTATCGAGGTACGCGTAATTCGCGTAGACGTCCCATTTAGAAGCAGCGGCCGCGGCACCCCAAGTGATGCGAAGCTCCACGTCATGATATTGGAGGGCAATGAGAGGAAGGGCAGTCTGCCAGTTCTCACAGAAAGCGAACCTGAGAGGGTAGAAGCGCTCGTTGGTAGAGCCACCATAGAGATCACCGGCAACCGACTTGGAAGAGGAGGTCGCGGAGAGGGTGGGTGCGATGAGGGTAGAGTAGGTAGAATCCTGTTCATCCACAAGTTGACCACCAATTAGTAATTCAACCTTGGAAATTACAGTCCTCCAGTCAGCAACGGCAACCGTCGCGGTACCTGTGTTGGGAACGAGGTAGACATAGTTGAGCATGTCACCCTTGCGCTCGAAGCGGACGGTGGACATACCACCATTGGAGACGTTGCCTTGAATGACTTGACGCTCGACAGTTTGGGAAAAATTAGTGTGACGTTTGTAGGTGGACCTGAAGAAAGACACCTCGGGCTGACCGACGAGGTGTACATCCTGGGCTCCGACGGCTACGAGTTGGGCAATACCACCAGACATTTTATAATATAGTGAGAGTTTATTTTTAAGCTGGGAAGTTCATAGAACTTCACTGGTTAGATACAAGTGACGAAGTCACTTGGGGTGGAGACTTACAAACTGGGACTCAATTTGTAAGAAGTTTGGATGGGGGTGATTCGCGTGAGAATATGAGACTTTTACGTGAGTGCCTGTAAAGCGATGTCCTTTCGTCTGAGATCTTCGGTGAGTGTTACAATTGTGGCACGGGCATTTGTTAATTCTTCCTCGAGACGCCAACGAGTGAGCCCACTTCCTTCATTAGTACTCTGATTCGATTCGAGAACGTCTATGGTATTTGGATAAAAGATTTTAACTTCATTATATGATTGCTCCCACAATTCTTGAACTGTGGTTGGGAGAGTGTTACTCGAATAATTCACTTTCAGATCACCGAGTTTTGGTTTGTCGTTATTTTTTAATTCACGTGAAACGTATTCCTCTGCGTTACACCATATGTTATATTCAAATCCATCATTACTAATTTTAATATCTTTTATGAAAATGTAAGTATTGGAAACTTCAAAACCGTGACCAACTTCTACTGTTCCCGTATTCGTTAATCCCATTGTTTTATATGAATAGATAAGATTTTTACTTTAAACACTTTACGTATTCAGGTACAAAATATATGCTCTGGATATTCCACCTGGCCCCTGTATTTTAATATTGCTACCACTATACGTGATACTTGTGTAACCACTGTTATAAATCCATCCTACGTGTTTTGTACCAGCTCCATTGTGCGCAAAACGAAACATTGCTGTGTCATCAGCTGTTTGGTGTACCAAGAATCCAATCCCACAATCATATACACCAGTTCCTATCAAGGTACGCCAAGCTCCATCGAACCCATATGTATTCCAATAAGATCGAACATAAGGTGCTGTTACTGAAGCACCGTATATACTTCCCAGTATCGAAAGATTACCGGCTGGAGACATGTTAAAATTTTTACCATAAGCTTCTATGTCTCCCCTGACGGCTAAGTTCCCTCTCACATCCAACTGAGCTTCAGGAGCTTTCCCGATCCCGACGGCCGTGTCGCTGATGACCATGGACCGCCCGGTTCGGCCCAAGTTGTAGAGTTTCTTGACCTCCGAGGGTTCGAGGGCGACTGAATAGAGTTTGAAGTTGGAGATTTGGCCATTTAAATCGTTGGCATTATTTTGTCTGTGTCCTATTCTTAAAGCCGCATTTGTTGGTAAATCTAGGGGGGCTCCAAAATTAGCACCGGCGGATGTTCCTACGAGTTCTATACCATCTAGCCACAACCTCTTATCGGACACGGTACTTCCACCTGTATACGAACATACTAAATGATACCATGTATTATTTAAAAGTGTTTTATACGTAGTATATTCCATGTCATTATTATAAAAAAACCATTTAAAGGTGCTCGTGCCATCTACTCTAACAGCAGATGTGATATTATCATTATTATCATTTCCGAGCATAAATATTTGGTCAATGGCGGGTGTGTTTGTGAATTTTACCCAAGTAGAAACAGAATGTACATAATTATCTGTTGCCCCCGAAATAGAAGACACTAATATTTCGTCATTAGACCCATCAAAATTAAACGCCTTATCCGGTGCGGAGTAGGTCGCCCCATCTAGGATCCCATGATTCCCCTTCCCCGAGATATCTGTGGGTGAGGAATTGACGGTGGTATCGAAATCCACCACCAACTTCTCG